CAATGTTATCGACGGTCCATTGCAGTTCGTCAGTGGCGTTTTTCAGCACCACTTTGTAGCTGGTCGCGTTAGAGAACCACAGGTTACATTCGCCGCGGGAGTCTAGAATGACAGGGTTGGTGTTGGGCGTAGCTGCTGACGCATCCGTATACGTAGCCAGCGGCGTTGTCGTACCGGCTGCGTAGGTAAAGACCTTACCGCCAACCAGCGGAGTGCCGCTGGCGTCAAAGAATTGCGCTTTAGGTTGTGGAGCAAGAACAGCCATGATCAGACCTCAATTAATGTTATCCGTAACCGTCAGGATGACGGACGGAATTGCGGGTACAGGGGCGCTGGCCCCTTGAGCGTAAATTTGGCAGCCAGTATCATCAGTAGACCAAACCAGTTCAAAGTAATCACCTGCGTTTAACTCTACCACAAAGTTCCATGCGGCGACAACTGCTGCGTCACTTCCGGCCAAAGTTACCTTTGTCGCAGAGTTCGCCGCGTCAACGCCGTTTACCCTATACCAGATGTAAACGTGTTTGGAACTGCTAGACGCTTTGACAAGCTGTAGAGAGAACTGAAAGTTGTACGTGCCTACGCGGTCCACATACACACGCGACGTAGGTGTGCCAATGTAGACGCCGTCAGTTATGCTTGTAGAATTAATCGTCACCGGATACGCGGTGTTGACGGCGGCAGCCGTTTGCGTGGTCGTGTCATAAAACACGCCGTGGCGTTTAGCATCAACTTGCGGCGTATAAGCCGGCGCCAAGTCTTGCCCGAAAGACGAACTGGCGGCGGAGTTAGCTTGGCCGCCACCCACCAGCGTAAAAAGGTTAAACAGATACCTGTACCACTCACGCGTCACCGTGCCGTCTGACGCGTCCGTAATCGGGACACGCGACGCGGGGATGCGGGTGAGTTGGTCGTTAGGCATTCGTGCCGCTCAACAACAGTTCAGCGCCGGTTAGGTAGATGCGGACAGGGTCACTGCCGGACACTTCGTAGACGCGGTCGCGCAGCTTCTGCGTCATGCCAAGCCGGCGCCACATGACGCGGGTGCCAGTTGCGCCGATCTTGCCCATAGACGCCCAATGTTCGTTGGACCATGTATGGCCGCCATCGTCGGACCAGCGGAGCATAGCTTGCGGGTCTGCGCCTTGGCCTGTCGATGTACCTACGCCCGTCTCGCACTCAAGCTGCAAGGAGTGGTTTGCTGTACGTTTTAGATTGTTTTGGCCTGTCGGCAGTGCGCGCCACGACCGCAACCAACGCTGCGCGATTCCGTTGTCTTCAAAAACATTCAACTCAAACGTGTAAATGTTGCCGTTAGCGTAATCGCCGACGATGATGTTACCTTGGAAGTTGCACTGGCAGTTGCTGCGGTGACGCGAGAACACACCGCTGTCGCCAGAAGGTGTGAGCGGCAGCACTGTGTAGAACGCGCCAGAATAAAATGATTCGGCCTCGAACGCACCTTCAGACGGCGCGATAGCTGAGTACGATGACCGCTGGTGCCATGCGCCAGTAGACGCGTCGAACACCCACGTTTCGTCTGCGGACGGGAACGACAGGACGTAGAACGTATGGCCGTCCTGCTGGTAGGTGTAGCCTACCGCGTCGCCCATATTCAGGTAGTTTTGGATGCGCCATTCAATCGCGTGCGTGGATACGCGCTGTGCGTTATAGCCAGCGGCCCTGTAAACAACGCCTTGGCCGCGCGCGTCAGCACCCAGCCAGAACACGGTGTTGTCCATCTTGGCGATGGAGTGTGGCGCAGCGCAACCGATTTCGTTGAACGCGCCTTGGATCGGCGACAGCGGGAAGTCTAGCCCGCCAGAGTTGTACCACACTTCGGTGGAGTCGGTGCCAAACACCCAGCACTCGCGGTGGTCTACCAGCAGCCCGACAACGCCGTCAGGGCTACCTTCGGCGCTGGCGAACTCTAGCGGGTCAATCTGGAAGCCGTCGTAAAGCTGCGTCACCCAAATCTTCTGGCTGTTTGGTTCGTTGAACACAAAATAGCCGTCGAGATAGCCGACAGTGACCGCGCCCGGAAAGTCAGGGTCAGTAATCTGCCCGAACGTGTCGGTTGACTCGTCGTAAATAAACGCGTCAGGATTGCAGGCGAAGAATATCTGTGTGCCGTTGTCGGCGATGGACACAGGGCCAGTGCCGGTTACGTCGCCCAGTTTGATTGGCGTTCCGGTCAGGCTCGACAGCTTGTAGACTTCAAAGCCTGATACGACGTAGAAGTCATCGCCGCGTGTCTGGTGCGCCCACAGCCCGCGGATCGGACCTGTGCCAACAACCTGCTGAAGCTGCAAGCCGGGGCAGCGTTGGAGGAACGCAGGTTCCATGCCGCCTTCCGGCACCACTTCAGGGAACAAGTTTACCATGCGTGCGTCGGCAGCGTTTACTGAACGGGCCACATACGCGCTGCCCAGTATGGGCGTCTTCATTAGTAGTTTCCTGCGAAGATGTTATACCGCTGGCGTGTAGCCACAATGCTGTACGGCATCGACATGATGTCATCAGGATTGTTGATGCGCTTCAGGTTGCGCTTGGATGTCATGGCAATGCGCTGCACTTGCGGTGCAGGCTCAGTGCCAAACTCAGGTGCTAGTTCGCACGCCAAGTTATAACGGAACGCACGCAGGTAGCCGGGCGGGAAATGCAGGACTGTGTCGAGCGTCGCAGGCTGCGTCAGTTCTTCTACCGAAATGAAATGCCATTCCAACGCGCGCGTCGGGCGCGGGTAGATGTACATCTCCACATCAGGGAACGTGTTGTTGACGAAGATGACTTGCGGGAACGTAGAGGTTACCGTCTTAACCGCGATGCCGTTGTACTGCTGCTGGTTAATGAATTTGATGCCGTAGCTAACCCCGGTGCCGGGGTCTTTGAAGTACGTCGAGTCCTCAAGCAGCACGGGGCGGTTGCCAACAAAGTCGCCGCTAGGGCCAAGCGTGCGCGACAGTTGGCCGGCGGGCCATGTGAATATTTGGTCTTGCGTAGAAAAAACGGACAGGCGCTCAGTGTTCCAGCTATCGATCATCTGGTTCATGGCGCGCAGGGCGTCCTGCGACGTATCAGCCGAGGGAGTTTCGCCTTCTGCCAGAACGCCTAGAAGCCTAAGCGAACCGTTGATTATATCCCCAGCCGTTTCCATCGTTTAGTCTTCCTGCGTTGTGCGTCGGCGGCCAGTGCGCGCCGGCATTTCGTTAGCTATAGCAGCTACAGGTTCGTCAGGATAGTATCTTTCCCATCCGTAATCTTCGTCGCAGCGTGCTTCATCTTCAGATATAGCAACTTTTGCGCCGTGGCGTGGGTGAACGAGATAGATAACAGCCATAAAACTATCTTTCAGAAAAGTTTGCCCCGACCGAAGCCGGGGCAGAACCTATTAACCAGCGATGCGGTACAGGTTGTACGTTGTCGCGCTGGTTTTAACAGCACGGAACAGTACGCTGCGCGATGCAACGCCTGTGCCAACGCCGACCAACGTCCAGCCAGTGCCTACTACGATAGTAGGCACGCCGGTGCTGGTAGCAACCAAAGAAAACTCAAACGATGAGTTGGTCTTTGCGCTGCTGATGTCGGCGTTTACAACCGAAACAGCAGGAAGCGTAAGGTCAGCAGTGCTGCCCGAAGTGTATACAACTGCGCCACCAGCCAAATCGGCTGTGGTCAGTGTAGCTGCTGCGGTATACGCAGTAGGGATAGCTGAAGTACCAAGAGTAACTTCACCAAGATTTCCGTCGCCGACTTGATAACCGCCAGCACCATTAGGAAGAGTCATAATATAAATCCTTTAAAAAAGTTGGCCCTCGGCGAACCGAGGGCCAGTGTTAAATTAACCCCACATCCGGACGGCCATCTGCGGACGGATCGTGCTGTAGCCATACAGAACGTCAATACGGCAAGGCATACGGTCGTTGTTGATGTCGTACTGACGAACAACGCGCAAGCTGATGCCGTTATGCACCTGACGCGAAGCCATATCTACGCCCTGTGGGAGCAGAAGGTCGGCGGTTGCGAAGGTGATAGCGTCCTTGTGGTATACAAGGTTCTGAGCGTACTGTGTGGACGCTGCGCCGACGAACACGATTGCTTTGCTGTTAGCAGGCAGTGTGTTGACCGTAGCAAGTGCGTGAGCAGCCGAGTAGATCGGTGCAACAGTGATGCTGCCTGCGCCCGAACCGTTGAGTGTGACATCAGCCAACGCAACGAACTGGAACAACGAACCTGTGCTTTCACGGGTCTGTGGGTTGACCGAGAAGCAGTCAGCAACAGTGAACACGTCGCCAGCCTTGACAGTAGCGTTTGCGCCTGCGCCAGTGATGGCGATGGCGGTTGCGCCTTCAGCGGTGATTGCAGCCGAAGTTGTGCCGCCAGTTGCAGTACGCGAACCAGTGGTGAACTGCTTGATGGACTGCGACATATTGATTTCGTCGAAACCAAGTACGCCTGTACCCATCATGCCGTTCTTGAACTGCTTGCTGATCGTGTCGGTTGGGTTGAAGAGACCCTTCAAGCCTTCGACCAAGCCAGCGTTAGCTGCTGGGTTGACGGTGGCGTAACGTGGCGACATCACCGCAGCGTTTTCGTTCAGCTTCTGCTGTGCAGCAAGAAGAACTGCCGAAGTGCCGGGCGTTGTGCCGGGCGTGCCGACCGAGTTACCGATGGTTGCATACGCGTTTGCAACGTCAGCGTCGATGCTGGAAGCAAGCTGCGAGATACGTGGCTTGAGAACGCGCTCTGCGAAATCGTCAAGCTGCATGGTCAATTCAGCAGATGTGAAGTTGACGCCGATGTGCTTCTGGTTGGCAACGGTCAGCGTTGTGAACTGTTCGTTGTCATCCTGCACCTGAAGGGCTGCGCCATCAGTTACAAGCGCACGGTCTGGAAGACGGATACGCAGGGTTGAGCCAATTTTAGCACCTTCAACAGCGAAGCTGTCGTCGTACTGGCGGTTTACGTTACGTGTGAGCACGAGGTTGTTCTCCAGAATTTCCAGAGCCTTCCGCGTGATCATGTCAATGGTTAAAATCGAGTTAGACATGGTAATAATCCCAAATTATCTGTTGCGTTGTGCCTCGTACTTCTTGATCTGTCGCATACGTTCTGCTTCGATCCATTCCGACGTACTCATCGACTTAGTCGAGCGAGGGTCGGTGGTGTCAAACTGGTTTAACCCAGTAGAACGTGCTGTGACAGGCGCAATCGGAGCCGGGGCGTTTGAAGTTCTTTTGACCGGCGGATTTGAGGACAATGAAGCCTCAAGTTTCCCAATCTCTTTTGCCTGCAAAATTGGCGCTAGGCGGGCGATGCGATCAGCTTCTTTCGGATTTGAGCCGAGATAATATAGAACGTCTGGGCCTGCGTCTGACGCTTGGATGCTTTGCGCCATGAAATCCGTGATCGGAAGGTTGGGATTGTAAGCGACCTGTTCAAAGTCATCATACTTGTCCCGCGCCGCTTCTTCACGGTCATGGTAAGCATCCTGCAATTCAGCTTGCTGCCGTGCGGTTTCCCGCCGCGCCAGCAATTCTTCGGCTTTACGTTCGGCCAAAACCTCTGCGTAATCCTCATAAGTCTCAAATTGTTCAGGGGTTATGTCGTGTACCGCTTGTTGGCGGGCCTGCATTTCCTCTGCTTTTTGAGCCTGTTCGCGCTCCCATTTGCGCTGTTCTCTTGCGAGGCGCTTGCCGACAATTGCGTCAAGTTCTTCTTGTGTGAAGGACTTATTTGCTTCCTGTTCGACAGGCGTTTCCGGCGTCGTGTTTTCTACAGGCTCGATTGCTGCCGTGGCTTCGAGTTCTGGCGCGGAGGCATCCGCTACGTTGGGGACTGTTTCGTCCATGTTTAACTCCTATGGAGTTCCTGATGTGCCGCACCAGTACGGTTAATGGTCAAACTACATTAAATTTTGTGGCTTGACAATATGCTAGATTTGGTTCTTCGCTTCAAGTTCAAGCGTTTTAGCGGTTCGCTCTGCGTCCGTCATCGGGCGGACACTGTGAACATCCTTTACGACGCCATCGACCCATTGATATGTAACGCCTTCATAGACTTCATAAGTGTCAGGCTCAGGGGCGTCTACGCGGACGAACTTAGCAAACGTGTCTGGCAGGTTTGCGGTGTCTACGTCAGGAAATGCGGCGCGAAAGTTGTCTCCGAAAATCGGGTGCTCGTGCGGCTGACCGTCGCGGATTTGAATGTAGAGTTCGAGGTCAGTATGTTCCATTTACAGGTCCCCCGTGTTGGTCGATGGAAATGCGCGATCAGTACCCCAAATGATGCGGACTGCGCCTGTTCCACCCGCGGAGCCGCTGCTGCTTGTCCCACCGCCATAAAGTTGACCAGTACCGCCTGAACCCGCGCCGCCATTTGCAGCGGCAAGTGTTCCCCCCGAAACGCCGCCAGCGCCGTTAGGCCCTTGGCCAAGAATACCAACCCCACCGCCAGCACCGCCCTGATATGGAGAGCCTGATGTAGCACCGCCGCCACCACCACCACCGGCGCCAGCCAAACCAGTACCTAAAAAGTCCGCACCCCTACCGCCGACACCAGAATAACCGCCGGCACCGCCAGCACCGCTGCGGATAACATCAGCGCCGCCAGCTTCGCCGCCATTTCCGCCAGCAAAGCCTGTACCTGCCACAACAACGCCACCTGTACCGCCCCTATATGCAAACGGTGGGGCGGTGCCGCCTCCTGCCGCGACGGTGGATGTATTAATAAATGAAGATGTGCCACCAGCGCCGGTGACGCCCCGGTTTCCGACTACAACTGTGTAGCTATTTCCGGGCGTTACGCTGATGTTGTTCGCGTACGCTAAAGCGCCGCCGCCGCCGCCTGCAATACCCTCCGCGTCATAGTTAGTATAACCCCCACCACCGCCAACAGTGACGACAGACACGCTTGTAACCCCGGCGGGAGCAACCCAACTAAACGTGCCGGGTGTGGTGAACGCCTGCTGCCCTTGAGGTGGGCCGCTTGCTCCGCCGCGCGTAGACAGCGAAGTAGAGGCTTTTAAGCCTATACCTATACCATTACGGACGGGAGCACCGAAACTCATCGAATGTTAATCGGCTTTGCGTACAGCGTGCCGCCTGCGCTGATCTGGATTGCGCTAACGCGCCATACGCCGCCAGTGCCCCCAGCGTCGCCGGGTTGCGTTACGTAAATTGGTACAGGTGTGTTGGCTGGCAGCGGTGTGTCCGCCGTTGTAGCTGTGGCGCTGTTGCCTACGCGAATGTACGCGTCAGATGTACACCATACCAGCACAGCTTGCGGGCCAGCGTTCCAGCCAGTTACCGAACCGGCGGTACCAGTGTAAGCTACGCTTTGAGTAGCAAAACCGGAATCGTTAAGAGGGCGTAAAATTTCCATATGTCGCGTCCTTATGCGAGAAATTTAAGTTTGTACAAGGTTGAGTAATACAACCCAAAAATCTCGTCGATAATGTTTTGGAGTGGGGTACACTCCTTATCAACGACTTTATACCGCATTTCCATCAGTTCGTCTACTTGACCTTCAAGAAACTCGACAATGTTGTTTGTCTTCTTAGCCGACATAAGCGAAATAGGGCCGATAAGGCCGTATTTGCCCTGATAAGCTTCAGCGAAATCATCCGCTAAATCAATGATCCCAGTGTAGAATTTCTGCAACGCTTTGTGTTTTGCGTAGCTACGCGTGTTCAGGTGCGTCGAATGGGCTACATCGCGCGCAAGAAACAGTGTACCTATGAAGTTAGCGCAGGTCATTATGCGGCCCATTCTTCAACGGGCGCAATGGGCCATACTGGATTGAAAAGATCAACCGCGCGTAAGGCTTGGCGGTACGCGGTAAAGTCAGCCTTGCAGTCGGCAGTCAGGTTGACATCGCCAAGCTGCGTCCAATCGCAATCAGACAACATGGTATTACGGGTTTTGCGGTTCTGCGCTTCAGCTTCGTAATCAACAAACGCAGGCGCCGGCGCCCGCTCAACAAAAACGCCGTCGATATACATCCATCCGTTTTCGGACGCGTAATCTGGTTCGCTGTCGATTAGAACGCCATCCGGCACGATGGATTTCCAGATAATTGCGTCGCCCAGTATATAAGCATCTGCGGTATCTTCGATGTCGCCAAAGGCTACAACTGAGCCTTTATCAATAAGGCTTGTCATTGAGCCGCCCCCTTATCAAACACATGATACATTTCATATTGTAAATTGATACCATTCTGCCCCAAAAACAAAATCTTGTCGGTATTCGGCGCAAAATAATCGCCGTCTACCCAGTCTTGAATCGGCTCGTGCATTGCAAAACTGGGGCTAAAAATGCGCGTTTGATTAGGGATTGTGCTGTTTCTAGACGTTCCGGCAGTCGGTGAAGTAAAAACAAGTTTTCCGTAAGAGTTTGCATTGTTTCCGTAAATCATAACCGAATTCGCGCTAAACGGCATTGTAATTCCTGAGCCGTTAAATTCGGCGCTAATAACTCCTATATTTCTTGGGATACCATCAAGTGTTGAATTAACAAGACCCGAAGAAATGGATGATTGGTAAGCGCCTAGGGCGATCATATTGCCCGCTTTTGCAAGCGAAATGTACAGCGGTAGAGTTGCACTGCTAACAGTTTCACTGCTTGTGCTTTCATTCGCCGGGCTGACGCCAGACACAGTAAACATTAACGTTGACCCTGTACTGCTGCTAACTTTGAAAAAATACCCAACATCATCATAGCTATATAAAATGCGTCGGCTTGTTTGCGCTTGTGCGGTGTCGTTACCAATGGTGACATATGACGGGCTTTGAGTTAGCGTTGTACCGCTAATGGCAATATTATATATGCGGTGGTCTGTCGCAGTATCCGCCAGATATATCATTGCTTTGGTTGAATTAACTTTTCGTATTGCTGGGCGCTGGCCTATATTTGAAACGCCAGTAATTGACGCGTTAAATGTGAAAACATCCCCCGTAATATCAAGCGTTCTGATAGTGGGTGTCACACTTGAACTGGTTGCGTAAGCGATAATAGCCCTTGTTGCTGTTAATTGCCCGGCGCAAAAAACGCCCGCTGTGCTGATAGTGGAAGATGTTGCAAGCACTACAGGTCGCGCGCCAGACGTATCAAGCAGATACAAGCGCGAACTTGGTGCGCCGTCAGAAGCGGCGTTATAGTACACAAAAGCAATGGCGCGTGTTTTAGACAGTGTGCAGATTGCAGGTTGAAATCCTGCCGTAATGCTGGCGTTTTCAGGCGTTACAAGAATTCCAGTCCCCGGCGTGACAACGGTTCCGCTTACCGAAAGAGGCACAGCAAAGACATACCTAGCAGACGCGTAATCCATATAGAAATCGGTTGCGGGCTGCTGAATGGGATCAAACGCCACAAAACCTTTTAGCGAAAATGGCGAAGGCTCAGTCGATGTTGGTATTGGGGCCGTTGCAATCGTGTATACCGTTCCTCTAGTCAAGGACGTGCCAGATTTTGTCAGTACAAACCCATAAGGTTTATTATTTGCAGTGGCGCTATCATAATACACGACAAGCGCGGAAGTGCTGCTTATTGGATACGACATAACACTGTATATTGCAGTGCCGCCGCCGGTGTATGTGTCTGTTGCGCCAAGGGTAACGGTTGTTCCGCTCACGCTGCCATAATTTGACAAAACGGTATCCAAATTTCCAAGTGACAGAATAAATTCAGTCGCGGAAAGTCTGGAAATACCATATGAATTAGTGTTGGTTGAGGACGAAAGCACTATGACAGATGTCCCCCACGTAATTGCGGTTCCTGATATAGTCGCCGCGCTTACAAAAAACCTAATGGTATTGTTGTCAAACCAAGCAGCAACAACAAGTGTCGAGGATAAGGCAACAATTTGCGGAAATTGAGTGCTATGGCCCACCGCGGAGGTATTGACGGGATACGCCGCGCCGACGGCGGTAATTAAACCGGAGGTTAAGGTTAAGATCCGTGAAGTGTATGAGTTAGTAGCAACATGATAAGTAATCATGACAGATGTGGCTGAAAGAGTGGCAAACGCAATGCCTTTTGAAGCCGCAGAAAGGTTTAATGAAATAGGTTCTTGCCCAGTAATTTGAACAATATCACTTCCGTTAATTGAAAATGTATACAACAAAACGTTAGATAGGGCGCTAGTATTATTTCCAATAATAGAAATAATACCTGTTGTGGCGCTAGTCATAACGACATTTAAAATACCCCTAGTGTCAGTGGCGGCGTTAATATTAGGTTGAAACAGAGATTGTTCGCTCCCCTTCGTAATAGCCGACCCACTTTTCGTAATAATTGTGGCAGTCACACCCGTCTGCCGAGAGCTGTAATTAATGCGTATCATTTTTGTGGCGCTTATCGCCGCAGTCGCGCTATTAATGTTATAGTTATTGTACGTCCCAGTGTACCCAAACGAAACTGGGCTGCTAAATCCGTAGTTTGGATTATCGGCGACCCACCCGCCCGCAGCGGTAGAAACATCCGCCGCCGTGACATTTACAGTTTGACCAGCGGCAACAAATGCCTGATATGTGCCGTCGTTGCTTTTTACGAACAGATTGTTTTGTTCGCTTATATTTGTAATTTCAAAAGTGTCGCCTTCCGTAAGTGTTGTCGCGTTCGGAAGCTGCACCATAATTGACACTGTTGGATCAATAACGACTTTGCCGGTGTTTGCGGCTACAAGAGTAACGTCCGTCGATCGGTTTAAGTATTCTGTATACGCTCCGGTTGATGCAGCCGCGGCTGTCCACGACGTGCCGTCGCTGGTCAAAACGTTGCCGGCAATACCCGGCGCGACGCCCGTCACAGCCGAAGTGCCGTTGCCAATCAGGACGTTGTTGGCAGGCAACGTTGCAACGCCAGTACCGCCGTTTGGAACCGTGAGCGCGTTGGTAAGCGTTGTAGTCCCTGTAACGCCAAGGTTGGTAAGCGACGCGGTGCCCGTAGAGGTAAGATCAACTAGCGTTGTAGTACCTGTAAGCCCTGTAGTGCCTGTGACGGCAAAGTTGTTAGGTATAGTGACATCGCCCGCAGGCGACACGGAGATTGGCAACTCCTGCACCGTACCGTCGCCGGACGTATCGCGGCCAAGAACTTTACCGGCAGCCGCTGTCAATACGTGTTCTTGGTTCCAGTTGGACGGCTGGATAAGCGTTGCGTCGGCGCTGTCAGTTTTGGCAGACTGAAAGGTATGTTTGAGGCTTACGGTCATTACATCATTCCTTCAGGCGGCATTTCAGGCATGGCGCCCATTTCTGGCATTGGTTGCGGTTCAGGCATTTCTTCGGTCATTTCAGGTTGCTGACGCATTTCTGGTGATCCGCTGATTAAATCGCCGGTATCCAGTGCGCCTGCAATCGTCCCCATGACAATATCCTGAATTTGCTCTTCTGTCATCCCCGCTTGCATCGCGCTGATACGTTTTGTTTCAGCGTCGTAAGCATCTACCTGAGCCTTGTACTCCTTGATATCTACTTCGCGCTTCGCAACGTCTGCCTGAACGCCTTCGATAATATCGACCATGCGGTTCAGTTCTTGCGCCATGACTTCCATTTGCTGCTGTGCAGCAGCCATTTCAGGCGATTCGTCACCTTCAGACAGCACCTTGGGATCAAGAATCTTCTTGAAGCGGTTTGCCATTTCTTGTGCGCCGGGCCAATCCATGTTCTTGATGAACAAATCGCCTGCAACAGCCCAAAGTTGTGGGTTGGATTGCAGAATCTGGCTCATAGCGTCGAGTGCTTCTTGACGCTTAGTCATGTAGCCGGGGCCAGTTGTGACCATAACGTCGTATGTACCAACGCCGGGGTTGTAAATCTTCTCGATCAAACCGCCGGTTTCAGGGTCACGCACTTCACGTACAGGCTCTTCCTGCGATGGGTCCATCTTGACCATGCTGACTTCGCCATCAGCACCGATAATGCGTGCAATGCGCTGTGTGTCGTAGATTTTAGGGATAAGATCGACGATTTGACGCGTGATGTGGCGAATAGCCCGCGCAAGGTTGTCAACGTAGTGGTACGTGCCGACATCGCCCTGCTTTTCGCGTGCGACGATAGCTTTTGCAGACCGTTCGTTGCCTTGCTGGCCCAGCGATGCGTCGTACTGGCCCGTTGTGGCCTTAATATCCTCTCCAGCACCCATTTTAGCCTGTATCAGCCCTGTTTGGGGCAGAGGTGGCTGTGCGCGTTGTGGCAGCGGTAGAACGCCTCCGGCGCCGTCTGTAACGTCAGGGTTGACTTCCAGATACGGCCAGTTGGTCGTGTTGGCAGTCTTCCACTGCTGTTCGTAGCCTTCAAACTGGCCGCCGTAGCCGATAAATGGCGCTTTAGGCGCCAGTGCAAGCATTTCTGCCTCTTGGCTGGTCCAGTAGTTGTACATACGCTGGGCGTCTTTGGCGTTACGCACAAGCCCAGAGATGTAAATCTGACCGTCAACTTCCCATTCGTTGCCGATTACGCGCACGACAGGTATCCATTTGCCCGGCCATTCGCGTTCGTCGAGGATGTCGAAGCCATTGGTCTTCATCCACATGACTTTTTTACGGTTTACTTCGCGTGTGCGAAGCGGTTTACCGTACATTTCTTTAAGCTGCTTGTCTTCGGGCGAATTAGCAGTTGCGGTTTGGTTATTTGGGTACAGATGCAGCGTTTCACGCTTGTAATCGTTGTAAAAATACTCCGCGATGCGGATCGTATCTTCTTGTAACCATGACGAAATGCCTTGGTCGCCGACGCCTTGGCTATACAGCGTGCTGATTGGCGTTGCGTCAGGGAACAGACGCTCATATTCAGTTTTCAGGATGTCTTCAGTGATGAAGCACCACTCAGCGTCAGCGCCACAGGGGTCTTGGATCGTGGGGTCCATGTAAACGCTGAATGCGTTACGAACACGGCCAATCTTAACGTCTTGGTCGAACGTATCGTCGTTGCAATACTCAGTCAGTAGGCGGATATAACCTTCGCCATAGGTGACTTGGTTGTCGCAGGCGGTGTCATATGCAACGTCGGCGTCCGACATATACTCAATGTGGCGCACCACACCGTTGAAAATCTCTGCTACCTGTACGTCAGCATTGTCATCGGCAGGTATAACCTTACCGTTTGGACGGTTTTGACGCTGTTCGTTCGTCACCTGACGGACGTGTTGAGGCAATTTGTTAATTGTCAAGCATGGACGTGCGTTAATTGCTTGTCCTTGCACGCTTCCGCGTGTTGACAGCACGTCAGCAGGCCATTGCCACTGGTTGTCAGGGCTGCCGGCCATGAAGCGTAGATCGTCCAACTCGTCTTCACGGCTGTCCGAATACGCCGATTGCGCCATTGTGAGGCGGCTACGCATGGTAGCCATCTTGTCATGGTCATCACCAGTAGTTTTAGGCCCGTTAGAGCCTACGTTGGCGACTTTACCTGCCGCGTTCATGCCTGTGGGGTCGGCCATAACCTATTTTTTGCCCTTCTTGGCGGCTTCGCGCTTGACGCTGTAGGCAATAGCTACAGCCTGCTTGACAGGCTTACCAGCGTTTACTTCAGCCTTGATGTTCTTGCGAAACGCGGCTTTGCCTGTCGATTTAATGAGCGGCATGATTACTTCTTTTTGCCCATCGGTGTTGGCTTCATCCGCACTGTTAGGCTGATGGCTTTCTGCGGTTTAACAGGCGCTGGGCGACCGCCGGCTGCGCTTGTGGTGCCTTCGCGGGCCAGAATCTTCATGGCTGCTGCCTTGCGGGCCGGATCGCGGTTAGCAATAGCCGCTTTTTCGGACTTCATAGTTCCTGCTTTGTACAGGCTTTTACCGTATTTATCTGCTGGCATATTACTTACCCTTTTTAGCTGGTTTTTTTAGCGGTTTTGGCGCTCTCTTTGAACGCTTTGGCTGTTGGTGCGCCTTTAGCGCCCGGTTTACGCATTTTTTCGCCTGATCCGGCGGCAATGCGGGCTTTTTTAGCATGGATATTTGCGTACAGGCCCGGTTTCATGAGCATTTCCACCTTTTCAAACTAGCTTTGGCGCGTTCGCCGTTCTTAGCCTTGGCTGCTACTGCACCCATGCGCGCACAAAACGACGCTTTGCGCCCAGCATCCGCTTTTGTCTTCGGGTTGGGTGCAGGCGCCTTTAACTTGCTGCCTGTCGCAGCATTATATTTGGCCCTGCCAGCGGCTGTCAGTCCCGCACCCTTTGACACGGGCAATTTCTCGCCCCTGCCAACGGATAGCGACACCGATTTTTTCTTGTCCGCCATTAACTGCCCATCCACGATGTAGATATTCCAGAGGAAGAATACGCGCTTACGCGGCGCTTGTCAACGCGTCCTAGACGCGGATCAGTAGATGCTACAGGAAACGCAAACGTGACCGCTATGGCGTCCGCTGCGTCAGGCGATGCTAGGCCGCGGGCCTTCATATCCTTCTTGCTTTCGAGGAACAGCGTCCCCTTGCTGTCAGGCTTGGTGCGCGGGCTGATGAGGTCCGTTTTCAGGAACCTATCTGTCGGTATATGGCCCGTCTTGAGCCAGTCACGCATGGCACCCCACATTTCGGCCCGTTTGTTGCCCCACATGGTCTGGTTCTTGGCCTTATTGCCGAAGTTCACGCCGCGTATCTTGTACCGCTGCTCTTTCAGCCGGTCTACGACGCCTGCGCCTAGGCCGCCTTCGTCGATGCAGACCAGCGCAGGCTTAAACTCTTCTATCGCGTCGATGACGTGTCCAGCCACTTCCATAGTGTCTGCGCCGCGGTGTCTCCGCAACTCTAGGATGTCACGCCCTTGGCGCACAGCGATGACGGTGGCGTCAGCCCCGAAGCGTGCAGGGTCAACACCGATGACGATGGGTGCTGTGGCATCCTTAGCCGGTGTGCGCCGCATGGCGTCATCTACCAGCGTGCTGCCAATGAACTGATCGTCACCTTCTGACGGAAAGTTACCGTAGACTTCGACGCTGGCTTGGTAGCTATCAGGCCCATATTCGTCGATAATGCGCTGATACAGATTTTTATCTGTACCCTCGACATCGCGTGCGTCGATAGTGCGCGTCTGCCAGAACGCCCGCTTGCTGTGAAACGTCTCGTAGAAATAGCCAGTGTTGCGCCGCGGGTTGGAGAAGGCCAGATGAAAGCGATGCGGCGTATTCTCCGTGAAGAAACCATCAGACACTGACCATATCGAGTCTGGAATACCGCTGGCTTCGTCGAAGATCAGCATCACACCGTCGAAGTTGTGCACCCCTGCGTATGCGTCGGGGTTCTCTTCCGACCACAGCCGCCCTTCGACTGACCAGTAGCGCGTACCTTTCTTCAAGTCCCGCTCGACCAGTTCTGTCAGCCACTTGGCTGGCATGATGCGTGTGGCAGCTATCTCGAACCAGTGACTGTTAAGGCTCATTGCCAGCCATTTAGTAATTTCTGCCCATGTTACCGACCGCAACTGCGCCTCGGAGTTAGCCGACACGATGGTAGTGCTGCCGATCCGTGATGACAGCATCCATATCGTCAGCCATGACACTAGCGCCGACTTGCCGATACCGCGTCCTGACGCAATCGCCAGCCGCGCAGTGTCGAAGTCTACCTTACCGTTGTTCGCTTTGATGTGGTCGCGCAGGTCGCCAAGTATCTGGCGCTGCCATTTGCGCGGTCCGGGGAAATGTTCCAGCGGCGTACCCTGCTGTCCCCACGGGAATGTATATAATACGAAAGCTAGCGGGTCATCCTTCAGGCTGGGTGACCACAACCTTGCCATCAACTCCATCTCGTCTTGGGCTGAGTATATCGGCTGCTGCATGGTATGTGTTATCCTCTAGCTGCGCTGGGGGCGTCACGTCAGTGTACAGCCCTTCGATGACGCGCGACTGTGCTTTTTCCAGCGCGCCTGTGATGCTTATCTGTTGGTCGATGTTTACGTCGATCTGCTGCTTGGCTACCCAGCCGTGCTGATGCTTGAGTATCTCCAGCGCAGCCTTGCTGTCGCCATCGCGTGCTGCTTCGTACATTGTCTTAGCCGCAGTGTACTCGCCGTCAGCGCGTCCTTTGATCTCTGCCATTTCCACCAGCGGGTCTGCGTCGGCCAACACGCGGAACTGCCGCGGGGTTAATCCAGCGGCCATAGCGAGGCTGTCACCTTTTAGCCCGTACTTGGCGGCTTCATAGATTGCCTCTAGCCGCGACTCGGTGGCCTGCGTCCGCTCTGGTGTAAATGGCAGTGAGTAGAAAGTCATTGGGCGTACTATAGTGTGTTGCATTCTAATTTGCAAAAAATAAAAAATTGTTTGCGATCCTACCCGCGACAGTCGCGCGGCCCACCGGCCCTACCCCCTCCCCTCCAGCATTATGTTAAATTCAATCTTGCGTTGTGGCTGGCTGGCGATTGCTGGCTTGCGTTGCGCTGTGCAGCGTTCTTGTTCTGTTCTTGCTGGAATTGAGATTGGCCTTTGCTTGTGGCTGATGCGAACGATTCGCAAAAACATATTGGCTGGCTGGATATTGCGTTGGCCCTTTGTTGTCTGGCCAGCTTTACGTTAACGTAAAGTCTGGGCGGTTTAGGCTATGCGTTTGCAAGTCTGCGGTGAACCGATTGCGTGATCGATTGCGTTATCGATTGCGTGGCAATTTGCGTTGGCCATGACAGCTTTACGTTAACGTAAAGTTTGAGGGCAAGTTAGGCGATCTAGGCGGTTTAGGCTATCGGGTTTCAAGTCACCGCGAAGTGACGAAAACCTATATGGTTATATTCTTATACCCTCTAACTATTTTCATCAGTGACTTAACATTCCATAGCCTAGATCGCCTAAGTCAGCCGGAAAGCCGCGGAAATCAGCCATTAAAAAATAGTCATTTGGGTTGAAATGATAGCCTAGCAAATGACTATTTCGCCCAGCCCGATCAATCGGCGCAAAATGTTGCATAAACGCAACACAATTTGCTGCAAATCCAGAAATCGACATTAGAGGGTAAAATATCGTTTGGAGATACCCTCAAACTATGCGAGTAAGAGGGTAGTTAAACAGTAAAGGACAATTCAGTATGACACAGACACCTAAGCGCACCTATTTTAACCTTGCCATGCAACAGGAACTTCATTGGCTTGAAGCTATCGTTTTGGAAGAAGGGCGTTTCAACGCAATGCGCCCTATTCACGTTGCGTTAGTCAAACTGGCAATTCGCAAGAAAGGTGGTGCAGCATGACACATGATACTGACACTATTTTTGATTTCTTGCGCGGCGAGGGCTTAACTTACCGCGACACTGTGATTGAGCTTTCCGAAAAGATTACGGCATTTTTAATCGACGGTGACAGCGACAGCATGGCACGTGCCAGCGAACTGACCAAATCCTTACAGCGTCTGATTGATTTAGACGCCTAACAACAATCAATAGGAGTGAGACACTATGACTATTACAACACAAGCAATCGCAACCAAATATCTTGGCGCAACCAACACCCGTGGCGGGCGTATCAAAGCGACGGCATGGGGTGGCAACATAACTGTGCCATATGACTATGCGCTAGACGTTCAAGACAACCACAAGGCCGCTGCAGACGCTCTCATTGCCAAGATGGGCTGGAACGGCACCTACGCACAAGGCGGCAACACCGACGGCACAGGTTACTATTTCGTCAACGTTGGCGGCACCAACGCATGAGCCGCGCTGCAATCCATAACCTAGCGTTCGCGGTGTATATCATCGCGGCGCTAACCCTTGACCACCTACTATTCGGAGTAAACTAACATGAAATACGACCGTAACTATTTTCGGATGCTGGACGATAACGGCCTTATCAATGAAGGCCGCGACAGCATGGACGAATTGGCAATTGTGCTGGCTGACCGCCTAGCAGACCTAGTGGACGTTAAAGACCAACTAGAGGAATTGCAGATACTGTATGACCGCCTAGTCGCTGAGAATAACGCCCTGTTGGACAATATGGCCGAATGAGCGCGCTACTCGCTGGCGCTGCCCTATTCCTATTCGCTGGCGCTGGTGCGCTGGCGATATGGTCAATCATTTACACGCTGAAAGGAAACTAAACCATGACAGACGCACAAGAGTTAGCCCGCTATGCCGCGATATTCGCCGCCGATGCAGGCACTGACGCCCTATACTATAACCGCTATACTGATGAAATGGCCGACCTGTGCGTTGCTGTCGCGTCAGAGGTAATCACCCGACGCAACATGGCAAACCTAGCAGGGAAAGACTTTTACGCCTGTGCGTTTGTGGAGCAAGCCGCAAATGCGCTGAACCAATGCCATGCCGCAACGCTGGCGCAATTATTCGACGCAGGCCAGCAAGAGTCCGACAACATTGCACGGAAAGGAAACTGAACCAATGACACAAGATCGCACATATTTCAGAATGCTATCCGATACCGCGCTGGCTGAAGCTGCACGCTATTGCGACAATGACTTAGCCTTAGTGCTAGGCGAACGCCTTAGCGCGCTGACAGACGCTCAAGAGCAATTAGAAGCCGCAAAGGATGAAATCAAAGAGTTGAATGAACGGCTCGACCGTTGGATGGATCGGGCAATCGAATCGTTAGACGCATTAGACGCCTTAAGGCACACCAAATGATAGCGGTTATGGCTGGAGCCGCCCTATTCCTATTAACCTTAATACTGGATGATTGATATGCAAAGGTCGCCACAAATAGCCATATTCCAGCATAACCGCACAATGCCAAAGCATATGCCGGAAGGCTGCTACATACACAGCGACAACATACGCGTCGGCACAATGTGGGACGGAAGCAAAGACCGCTACATTGTCCGCATAGACCTATTTGAAGATATGGAGGATACAGACCAATGACACACGAACAAATCGCAATCATCGCGCTGCTAATCGCGCAAGCCCTATCAATCTACGCCATTTGGCTGACGCAACAGTCAGGTGAATGGTTCCGCAAGGCATGGCTGCGCGATAGTGCCGAACTGCTCTATTGGAAACGCTACGCAACCCTACGCGACCCCAACACAGGCCGTTACATCAAGAAGGACAAACGCTAATGGATAGGAACCTACGCGCCAAGATACGCCAACTGTCCAGCTACATCACCGACAAGTCGGCGGTTATGCAATACATCAACAGGGAACGGAACCTCAACCTGACGCTGCGCGACATAGAGGCCGCTTGTGAAGGGGTTAGGGACTATCGCCCCAACCTGCCGCCTATGGCCCCGTCACCGCTGATAACAACGCACAAGCGGCAGGGATATGATGACTTAGCAAGGGCGTTGTTCAAATATCATGCCGAACGAGCGCAAGGCCCTGACCGCGCCTATTGGCTGGCGCGACTGAACGACCGCCGTCCCAAGCCCACCACTAACATAGAACTGTAAAGGAAACTGAACCATGTTTGAAATGAAAGTTATTGATCCAGATGCCGTTGATGATGAAAAAGACATCGACTCCGAACTGGACTTGCTGCGCGTAGGCGCAAGGGCGCTGGAGAAGCACGAACGGCTAAAGGCCGAACTGCGGAAGCATGAACGGCATCTGTCGCGTGTCTGCCAGACCTACGGTCAGCATTACCGCGTTTGGGGCTTTAGGCCTGAACATCTGCGCCAAGCCTGCATCGCACGGGGGCTGCTGAAATGAGCAGCCGCAACCTGCCGCACCACCTTTACGTTCACGTTGACGGCGCATTTATCCGCAAGGACGGCAAAGGCTTTGAGCCTGCCGTATGGTTTGCGTTACGCTCGACACCCAACCGCGCATGGGGTTGCCATGTGATGCTGGAATGCGGCGCTGTCTATCGTAACGTTCCGCCTCATGCGTTAGCGTTTAGTGCCGACCCGTGGCCCTATTGGACATTGCAGCAAGCGCAGGTCTGGGACTGCTACGGGACGCAATTCGACGTTATCCGCTATGACTACCTAGCCGACCTGACAGCGCGTTATGACGGGACAGAAAGCCGGGCAACGTGTCTGTTTACCGCTTGCCCACATGGCGACGGGTTCAGCGCAGCGCCAGAACAATCAAAGGAATTTATGTTTATGAAAACGACAGGCGATAGGCTGTTGATTAGGCCGACCAACATGGTCTTGTTTGAGGAGCGCAGCTTCACTGAAGATACAGGCTGGCCGACTGACATCAAGACATCAACGCAAGTCTGGGGGTGCGAATAATGGCTAGACCTATGATATACCCAATGGGGACGCTAGAGGTTGGCGAAGTCGCCACCATGCCAGCCACCAAGCGCGGCGATGCCAAGCGCACCAGCCGCAACGCCTCACAATATGGCATCCGCAACGGGAAGGCATTCAAGTGCCGCACCGTTGAGGGCGTCACGTTCATCACAAGGTTAAGATAATGACAGACATTGAAGCAAAGGCTTTGGCGCTGGTGCGCGAAGTGCTGGCCGAACGCAACCTAAGCGACAAACGCGCAGTGCGCCGAGAGGTTTCCCCGTATACCGAAGCACTATGCCGCGCCATCGAACAGCACGAAGCCTTTAAGCAAGAGGTGCGCGATGCGGTAAAAGAGCTTGCTGAATTTGCGAGAGGCAACCCCGTTCATTTGGCCGAGTATTTGGCTATTCGTTTTTCCACCCTTATCGGCTCGGAGCCAAAGCCTGACCCGCTGGCGCTTATTGCTGAAACTTGGGGGTACCATAGCTCAGCCGATAAACTTTGGGTCGAAGAAATCCGCGCCGCACTGGACGCCCTTGGCTTTGAGATAAGGGAAAAGAACGATGACTAAAGAACAGCTAAACGCGCTTGAAGCACGGATTACTGCAATCATCCGCGAAGAAGACTGCGCATCTAATATTGAGGATGTTGTCTACCGCGTTCGGATGCGCGAGGCGGTGGAAATAGCACTACGCCAGCCCACACAGAGCGATGCGTTGCAAGCCGACATAGACGCTATGAAAAGCATCCTATGGGTTGACACTATCATTGATGACCAAGAGGCTATTGCAAAAGCCTTTGCCCGTCATCGTCAATATGGATATGACCAAGGCTATTATGATGGTCAACGCGACCGTCCGCTCACACAGAGCGATGCGCTGCGTGACCAGCTTTTGCAGGAATGCCTCGTTAAGCTGCGCGATGTGCAAGGGACGGAAGCGCCAAAGCAATATGCTTGCAATTTAATTAAGCGCATTGAGCGTGTGTTACAGGGGCAAAGCAAATGACGCTGCGCCAATTCCTACACGACAATTTCGGCTGGGATATTTATGATTGGGAAATAGATGACATTCGGTTCTGACACACGCAAATCTAAGCACGGCCTTAACGCAATGGCTATCGGTGAAATTCGCGTATTCTACACGCCTACCGAACGCGACAAAGACATCCTGCGCCGTGCGGCACACAACCAAAACGAGCGGACAGAGCGCCGCTACATGACGCGATCCAAGGGTAACAAGCTGACAGTCACACGGCTGCGTTAGCAGACAATAAAAAACCCCCGGCGGAGTGAGGACGCCGGGGGCTTAAAAGGGTCAGCAAAGCGACGCCGAGGGGTCAGCAGAGCAACACCGACCGGATTGGTATATCATCGGTCAACATGGGTTGTCAATTCTTGCCTAAATTTGACATTGCGGTTGGCTTAGGCAGTTCGTCCGCCATGCGGCGCAACTCAGACTTGCTGTGCATCTTAACAATATCAGGCGCGACAAAGATGTGCTTTTTGGTTGGCAGTTCAACTGAACCTACCCGCCCCATGTCAACCCAACCAGCTTCCTTCAACGCATGAAGCAGCGCCGCCTGTGGTATCTTCACGCCAGCAGGGACGTTGATCGCCAGCGCATCGCAGATACGATGGAACGGCCCACCAATGACACCATCGGCAAACACGCCCGACTTCGCACGCATCAGGTCTACCAGATAGCTTTCCGCGACGCTCATACCATGCTCGACCATGTTCAGCTTCCATTCGGTCACTGGTGGTGCAGCAGCAGGGTTGAACGCCGAAACGTCACGCTGATGCAGCCAAGCGGCGCACTTCTCATAGCCGCCATTCTCATACCATGACCACAACGCCTTAGCTGCTGGCACTGACATACGCGGCGCGTGCGTCCAGACGCAGAACCAGCGGCGGTCTTGCGTTGGCAGCGTGATAGGCAGCGGATCGTTAGTGTATGCAATCACCATCAGGCGGTTGACCAATTCGTAAGGGTGCATCCCCTTGCGGTTGACCGACAGCGTTTCAGGTGGTGCAGCGATCAGCGGCTTCAGCTTGTTAGCCATAGCGCGACGTTCGCGTGCCTCTGGTTCCTTTAGTTCGTTCAGGATGACAACTTCAGCCTCAAGCGCGTAACCCCACTGGCTGTCTAAGCCGCCAGCCTCAATGACTGACCGATTGCGCCAATGCTTACCGCCAAGCGCCCACAGGAACGGCTGGAACATACTATCCTTGCCTGCGCCTTCATCGCCGCCAATCAGGATGGCATGGTTAATCTTAATGTGTGGGTTCTGTATCTTGAACGCCATAGCGTTAAGGATGTGGTCTAACTCGACATCGTCTGCGACCAGATTGCGGCAATGCTCAAGCCAAGGCTCGACATCATGGTCTGCAATTACGTCGCTGCCCGACACGTCAGGGCGTGCGTTTGTCCAGCGGTTGCCGTAGACCAGTCCGTCACGCGTCACCAGCACGTCATCGCCAGCGGCGAACGTCACAGCCGACAGCGCAGGTGCGCCGCGGTCTTGACGGCGCTCGTCAAAATAGATGGATGACTGCACGCGCTGCGTCTTCTTGTGGATGGAACGGCAGTCAACGTGACGGAACAACGCGTTAAAGACGTTGCGGGCTATTTCTTGACGCGTCACCATGTCAAAGTAGCAGTCATCGGACTGGATATAAG